TCTTTGCATCTTTTTCCCACATCTCTTGAATTGCTTCAAGATTCAAACTCATAGAGCATCGCCACTAATATCAGTTATTTCGTATATAGTATACTTGAAACCTACCTCTGCTGTAAAGAAGTTTACATCTGTCTCTGTAGCATCAAAATTAAGGGTTGTCAAATTATAAGGCCACAGATCGCTGAAAACTACTTTAAAGATAGGATTATTATTACTTCCTAGAACTGTAAGAGTACCATCAGAATAGATATCCATCGTATTGGATTTTGACATATCAACATTTCTTTCTTCATCTTGAAGGTCATATATTTCCTTTAAAGTCTCTGGATAACCAAGTCCTCTTATCCAATTTTGCAATTCCATATAATTTTTGAGATCTTCATCCACCAAAAATCTAATATTAAAATCATCAAATACAATCTTATCTCCAGGAGTTGGAATATCTTTTAGATAAGTAGGTTGAGTTGCTTCACCCAGAGTAATACCAGGAATATTAGCTGCATTAGAAAAGAAAGCAACTTTGGGAGATCGATTTAATACTAATCTAAATCCAGTAGGCGCAAGAAAATTTCTATTTTGTATCTGCCTCTGATATGCATTTGATACGGTCATTAGTTCACGCAGGTCTCCTTATATATTTATAGGGGCATAATCATGTAAAGAATTATCTTCTGACCAACTCGTAATATTACCAGCACATACTATTCTATTATCGCATTTATTAATAGGAACTGAATGCCTTACCTGTGCAGGAAAAATTACAACTTTTCCTGCTTCTGCTTTAACTTTCTTTCCACTTGTATTAAAAACTAAAGGAGAAGATCCTTTTGGAGTATTGATAAAATAAACAAATGCCCATGTATGAGGTTTGTGATTATGAGGACGTGCAGAATCTCCTTTGTTATATCTTGCAATCCAACATCCTAAACGTCTTTTAAGATGTGCATCATCAGGTGAAGGAGTATGAACAGTTCTATCATACCTATATTCATCCAAAATCCAACTTACTAACTTCTGAATATTCTCAGAAAGATGATATATCTGATGGGTTCTTTTGCCCATCACATTTGTAAATCCACGCTTTAAAGCACGTTCCTCTAATAACTTTTCAGCATCTACTAACAGTTTTTTATTTAAAGACTCTGCATAGGGATGCTTTCTTATAAGAATATCATGGTATTCCTTAACTCTCATCTCACATTTTTCTTTAATTATAACACACTATTCTTCTTTTGCCATCTTCTCTTGTAATTTTGCTTTAGCAGCTTTAACACCAGCAAGTCTTTCCTCTAGGGACTCCTCAAAGAAATTATACATTTTTAATTTCTTCTCACGACGTTCCTCTAGAGTCATTTTAGAGAATTTGCAAAACATGATAGTTAATATAACTTTACAAAATTATTTAGTTTAAAGGTTTATGCCCAATTCCTCATCAACATATTCTTCTATTAATTTCTCTGCTTGTTCTCTCAAAGGTATCATATTCATTCTATGAAAAACAAAGTGTGCAACCTCCTGAATTTGATTCTTATTCAATTCTGGATGTAGTTCTGAAATGACTCCCTCGATCTTAAGGGATACTGTAGCATCTGTAATTAATTGCGCCATTTAGATTTTATTTATGCATAAAAAAAGAGACCTCCGAAGAGGTCTCTTGAGAAAGTATGTAATATGAATTACATGAGGTTCTTAACAGCAACACGTCTGTAGTAGCGGTTGTTGTTGACGGTAAGGATTCCGTTACCGACTGTTGTTCCTTCAGCAAATGGGTTAGCAACAAGACCGTAACGAGTCTTAAAGCCAATTTTTGGCTGGAAGGTGTTCTCGCCAACTGCACGTACCATCTGTAGTGGAACGTAAGGGCAGTAGAACAATCCGGCGTCATAAGGTGAGGAACCTTTGTAACCAACGACATAGTACTGGTTACCTGGAGTTGCGTTAGCAGAAGTCAGGTTAGCAGCATATGGGTCAATGTAGACGCGATACTTACCTTGGAGTACACCAGCGAAGGTGTTACCAGTGTCGTCAACATTGAGGTTAGCGTTGAGAGCAGGAGTATAATCCAGAATACCTGCCATTGTTAGGGCGGAAGCAACGTCTGCAGAGCAGAGGACTATGTTGCCCTTCCCGCGACGAGTTCTTTGTGCGATTGCGTTAGCATCTCGCTCGATCTGGAATAGAAGTCCTTTGAACTTCTCAACTGACCATCTACCGTTGGAGTCGATGTCTAGGTCGAAAATACCAGCAGTTGCGGTATTTTGTACAGCACCCTGTTCAGCAACTTTGTAGATTGTACGGATAACTTCCCGGTTGATTTCAGCAAGGATCTCAGTTGAGAGAATGTTTGCTAACTCAGCCTCGGCGTTTAGTCCGTGGATTGCCTTAAGGTCCTGTGCGAGTTCTAATGAGTACTCGGCTTTTAGTGCTCTGGACTTCGCAGTCACCGTGACTTTCTCAATAGAGAATGCCATCTGGTTGAACTGGTTGTTCGCACCATCACCCAAGTTCTCAGCGGTACCTGTAACCATTCCCTGACCTACGTCGTAGGCAGTAGAAGTAGCAGAACCAACTGGGTTAAGGACAGCAGGGTTTGAACCAGACTGTGCAGTTGTACCCATACCTGAAACGGCATTGGTCCACCCTGCGGTGTTGGTCATTGCTGAGTCCTGACCAGAGAAGGCAGAATCTGCCTCGTTGAACAGAGCTTCTGTTCCACTCATGGTCTTGTACTTGGACCTCATTGCGAAAATAAGACCTGTAGGTCCAGACATTGGCTGAACACCAGCAAGGTCATATGCAACAAGGTTAGGCATTGAACGTCTAATCAATGAGATTAGAACTGGGTCAAAACCTGCTTGAGGTGCAGATGCACTAGAACCAAAACCGCCACTATTTCCTGCGGTGTTGGCATGGTTTGTTGGAACAGTTTCCATCAAGCTTAAGCCTGATCCGAACTGTTGTTCCTCTCTGAGGAATTTCTCTTGGTTTTCTAGCAGGACTGCGGTAACAGCTTTACGATGATTGTCTTTGATTGGATCTAGACCTTCATACTCTAGAAGCGGCTTCCACTTTTCCTGCAACTGTTCTGATTGGAACATTTGCTTTTTACCTATGTAAAGTTTGTTTGTTTAATTAAAAATTCAGTTTTTGCTAACACGAGAAAGAGTGTTTAGATATGCAGCCATTGTTCCTTGAGGAACTTCAGGAGCACTCTCTACACCTTCGGAAAGGGTTTCTGTCTTAGCGGCTGAAGACTGACTTTTAGCAGGGAAATAAGATTCCTTAAGTGTCTCCAACTTGTCACGATATTCTTCCTCACTTTCAAACTCTACACTTTCGGCAAGTGAAGCGAGCTTCTCTTTCTGAGTGGCTGCTAGACCATCAGAAATTGATTCGAAAATACCATCAGCAACCGACTCTGCGAGACGCTTGTTTAAACCGATGTTCTTCTCGATTTGCTCATTGAGCTTGGTTTCCATGTCATCAAGTTTTTCTACCATACTATGGAGGACATCATATTTTTCTTCAGGGATTGATACATAATGTTCTTCAAAAAGACTCTTCATTCCTTCGAGGAATGATTCTGTCATCTCAGTCTTGAGTCCTGTTTCTACAGCTAACTGGTTCTCTGTGAACCACTCGTCAGCAACGTACTCAAGATAAGAATCAACGCGCTCTGAAAGTTCTGCTCTTGCTTCAGCAACACCTTCCTCAAGCTTAGCGTCATATTCTGCTTGAATTTCTTCTTTAACTGCAGCAACTTTAGCGTTGATCGCTGCTTCAAAGATTGTTTTTGCTTTCTCTCTGAATTCTTCAGAAAGATCTTCGCCACCGAGGAGAGCATTGACATCTTCTTCCATGTCATACTCCTCAACTGTTTCTTCCTCGGTAACAGTTTCTTCTGCTTCAGCAACAGCAGTATCCTCTTCTACTACCTCGTCGGTAACTGTGGGAGTTTCTTCTAGAGTTGCTTCAGCATCCATTTCTTGTTCCTCTGATTGTCCAATGGCACCTTTTAACTTGCCCATAGGATCTGCTTTACCAGCATTCTTATTGACAACATCTTTGACTTGCTTAAGCGTACCACCAGCAGGCTTCAGTTTTGCTGAATCGTTGGTAGGACTATAGTTCTCAGGAGTAGGACCACCTAAGTCTTCTACACTTGCTTGACCTGGTGTAGACCCAGAGGGTAACTTACCCATTGGTTGTGCTGCAGCGGCATTGGCATTCACAGCAGTTTTAGATTGCTCCATTTCTTGTAATTTCGTACCACGAGACATTTGAATAACTCCGATTTACGCTTAATTAAATCTATATTTATTTAGAAGTTTTATAAGTTTGATAAGAAATCATTAAACAGACTTAATTTCTGTTCATCGAGTTTCTTTTGGGTTACTAGTGTATTAATTTGCTTATAAGTTTTTTCAGCAAACTTTTCACGAAGGATGCCACCATCCCAAACCCACTCTTTTCCTT